CCTGGTGGACAGAATCTCGGTGAACTATCAGATATTGAATACTTCCAGAAAAAATTATATCGTGCATTAGGAGTTCCTGAGTCAAGAATTGCAGCGGATGGTGGATTTAATTTAGGTAGATCATCAGAAATATTGAGGGATGAACTTAAGTTTTCTAAATTTGTAGGAAGATTGAGAAAGAGATTTTCTGCAATGTTTAATGATATGCTTCGCACACAGTTGATATTAAAAAATATTGTAACTCCAGAAGACTGGAAACAAATGGAGGATCATATTCAATATGACTTCTTATATGATAATCAATTTGCAGAACTCAAAGAAACCGAAATGATACAAGGTCGTTTAGGTAATCTTGCACAAATTGAACCATATATTGGTAAGTATTACTCTACAGAATTTGTAAGAAAGAGAATTCTTCGTCAAACAGATCAAGAAATTGAAGAAATTGATATGCAGATTGAAGAGGAAATCAAGAATGGTATACTTCCAGATCCTTCTCAAGTTGATCCAATAACAGGTGAACCACTACCTCAAGAAGGTGGAGATCTAGGAGAAGTGCCTCAAGATGATAACTTAGATGCACAAGGACAAGTAACTGATGCAGAGTATCAGAAGGATACCAAATCAGCCGAGATATAAATAAACATATTGCTATAAATTAATCTTATGGAAGAATTAGTGGATTTGATTGCGACAGACGCTAGTGCTAGTGATGTTTCTGATAAAATAAAGGATGCATTAATGGCAAAAGCAGCTGCTCGAATAGATGCTTTGAAACCAGAAGTTGCATCAACTGTGTTTGCAGATGAAGCACCAGAGGAAGAAGAAGTATCAGATGAACAACCAACTGAAGAGGACGAATAATGAAACTCATCACAGAAGAAATCTCACAAGTTAAATTTATTACCGAAGGTAAAGGTAAAGGAAAAAAACTTTGCATTGAAGGTATATTTCTTCAAGGTGGTATAAAAAATCGTAATGGAAGAATGTATCCTGTTGATATTCTTGAAAGAGAAGTCAATAGATATTGCACTACTTTCGTTAAGCAAGGTAGAGCACTAGGTGAACTTGGTCATCCTGAAGGTCCTACTGTAAACCTTGATCGTGTATCTCACAAAATTACCTCGCTCGTAAGAGAGGGAAATAATTTTGTAGGTAAAGCACAATTACTTTCAACTCCAATGGGTAAGATTGCATCATCTTTAATAGGTGAAGGAGTTAAACTTGGAGTATCTTCTCGTGGTGTTGGATCACTAAGAGAAAGTAGTAATGGTTGTAAAATGGTTGGTGAAGACTTCCAATTAGCAACCGCTGCCGACATAGTGGCAGACCCTTCTGCACCAGATGCTTTTGTGAATGGAATTATGGAAGGAAAAGAGTGGGTTTGGGAAGGTGGAACCCTTCGTGAAGAACTCGCTGAAAGAACTGAGAAGCGTATTAATACACTTGTCACCCAAAAAAGACTAGAGGAAAAGAAGTTAAGTCTATTTCAGGACTTTCTAAATAACCTCTAAATATAAAAGATCTATAAATAAGTATAGATTCTTACGAATTTCAATAAACCACGGTAACTTTTTACACTAAATGGAAAACATCGAAGAACAAGTAGTCACCAAAGGTGCAAAACCTGCAGATCCAATGCCTTCATCAGGCATTCCAGTAGAAGATCTAGGTGGACCTACACCAGAAAACTATAAACCTGATGACGATTCAGCTAAGCTGAAGGATCCATCTGCAACTCTTGCACAAGTCAAGGACGTTGTTAATGCTAAAGCTGCAAAAGCAGAAGAGGCAGAAGTCGATGGAGAAGTTATCGAGGAAGAGGAAGCAACTACTGATGAAGTAGTCGCTGAAGAGGAAACAGCAACTGAAGAGGAATCAACAGATGTTGTTGCCGAAGAAGAAACTTCTGAAGAAGAAGTCATCGAAGAGGAAGAGGAGAAAATCGACATCGAAGCAGATGTTGCTGCTCTAATCGAAGGTGAAGAACTTTCAGAAGAGTTCCAAGCAAAAGCAAAGACTATCTTTGAGGGAGCAATCCGTTCTAAGGTTGCAGAAATCAAAGAGGAATTGCAAGAATCTTACGCTACTGCTCTTGTAGAGGAGTTAGACAAGATTAAGGAAGGATTAACTGAAAGAGTTGATGCTTACCTTGAGTACGTTGCAGACGAGTGGATGCAAGAAAATGCACTACAAGTTGAGAACGGACTTAAAACCGAAATGACAGAGTCATTCCTAAGTGGAATGAAAACTCTATTTGAAGATCATTATGTAACTATTCCTGAAGAGAAATATGATGTACTTAATAGCATGGTAGACAAGCTTGATGAAATGGAGAATAAACTCAATGAGCAAATTGATCGCAATGTTGCTCTAAATCGTAGATTGGCAGAATCCACAGCAGATGTAATTTTTGCAGATGTTGCTGAAGGTCTAGCAGACACTCAGAAGGAAAAACTCGCTACTCTTGCAGAAAATGTTGAGTTTGAAAGTGAGACAGACTATCGTGAGAAACTAGGAACACTTAAGGAATCTTATTTCCCAAGTAAAACTAGTGCTCCAAAGAGCACCTCTGAGAATTTATCAGAAGAGGTTTCAACAGATGAAGCACCTTCAGTAGAAGTTGCTCCTAGAATGCAAGCCTACTTGGATATTTTGTCCAGAGCTGCCAAAAAGTGAATTTAACATTTATTCAAACAATAAACCGTAAGAGGTAAATTTCAAATGCAAATGTATAACACAGAACATTTGCAGGAAAAGTGGGGACCTATCCTCGATTTTGACGGAGTTGATCCAATCAAAGACGCACATCGTAGAAACGTCACCGCAATCCTGCTTGAAAACCAAGAAAAAGAATTAAGAGAGGAAGCATCTTTCCTTTCAGAGCAACCAACAATCACAACAGGTTCTGGAGCAATTTCCAATAATGTTGGTGGTGCTGGTTTTGGTGCAAAGGCTGCTGATGCAGGTCCTGTTGCAGGTTTCGACCCAGTACTTATCAGTCTAATTCGTCGTTCAATGCCTAACTTGGTGGCATACGATTTAGCTGGTGTACAACCAATGAATGGTCCTACAGGACTTATCTTCGCAATGAGATCCAGATTTAACAACCAGTCTGGTACAGAGGCATTATTCAACGAGCCAGATTCAGCATTCTCTGGTCAGGACTCAGGATTAGATGTCACATCTGGTTTCGTAAATGGAACAGTTGGTTTAGGTACAACTGCACAGCAAGGTTCAAATCCAGGACTTCTAGATGGTACAGTCCCACAAACTGGTGACGGTACTACCTACAACGTCGGTACTGGTATGAGAACAGACGACGCTGAAGCACTTGGTAACGCAACTGGCGACCACTTTAACGAGATGGCATTCTCAATCGAGAAAGTTACCGTTACTGCGAAGTCCAGAGCACTAAAGGCAGAAGCTGAGTTAGCAAACATCCTTTCAACAGAGATACTTGCTGAAATCAACAGAGAAGTTATCAGAACAATCTATAACGTCGCTGAACCAGGAGCACAAGCAAACGTTGCTTCAGGTGGAACATTCGACTTAGACACAGACTCCAACGGAAGATGGTCAGTTGAGAAGTTCAAGGGTCTTATTTTCCAGATGGAAAGAGATGCCAACGCAATCGCACAAAGAACTCGTCGTGGAAAGGGCAACATGATCCTATGTTCTGCTGACGTTGCTTCTGCACTAACAATGGCTGGTGTACTTGATTACACACCTGCATTGAATGCTAACCTTAACGTAGATGACACAGGCAATACATTTGCTGGTGTATTACAAGGTAAGTATAGAGTGTACATCGACCCATTCGCTGCTAACGTAAGTGCTAATCAGTACTATGTTATGGGTTACAAGGGTTCATCTCCTTATGACGCAGGATTATTCTACTGCCCATACGTTCCTCTACAGATGGTTCGTGCGGTTGGTCAGGATACATTCCAACCTAAGATTGGATTCAAGACCAGATATGGTATGGTTGAGAACCCATTCTCACAAGGACTTACACAAGGACTTGGAACTCTTACACGTAACACAAACCGTTACTACAGAAGAGTTAAGGTTACAAACCTTATGTAATAAAATATTACATATTGTTAAGAGACCCCACGGGGTCTCTTTTTTTATGTTATGGTGTGTGAGTAACTTACTTACATTCAAATGACAAGTTCAAATAAGGTTAAAAGTTTATTACCTTTTGACCCAAAAACAGAGGAATACAAATCATATGTTCTCGATATAGATGTAAACATAGCATCTTATATTCTTAATTACCATAATTTTGATAATAGAAAATTTTCTAATAGTCAAATTAATAAC